GTCCGTGGTTCGCACAGCAACTCCTTCTGCATCGGCTTTTAACCGGAGTGTCGTTGGTTCGAATCCAACCCGGTCCAATACGTTTCCAAAATTTTCCCCAAAACAAAAAAGGACTATGGCAAAAACCAAAGAGAGCCGCGAGTGGTATAAGACCACCATGCGGGCTATTGCGACGAAGAATTGGCCGATTTACAGTCGGTGCGAATACCTGTATGAAACCTTGCTGAACTTCATTGAGTCATACAAGACTTATGATATTGGCAAGGACAGGGATTGGCTGCTCGGTTGGACTGAGTGGATTCGCAAGAACTGTATGTACTATGTTGCGAACAACATTGATACGGAGCGTTTTGCGCAACTGTACTGGAAGATCATGCTGATTGAAGCGCGTCATCGCAAGATTGACAGCTATTTCCTGTATTTGGAGCGCAAGAGAGAGCAGAAAAACAAGTTTTATGAGCCTAGACGCGAACAGCTTATTAAACACGGTATTATTCAGGCTGTCCAGGACCTTGTAGATGACAAGCTGGACCTTCTGACGATCTCGATGCCGCCTGGAACTGGTAAGAGTACGGTTGAAATCTTCCTTCTGAGCGGCGTAATTGGTTGGTTTCCGGAGATGCCAAACCTTGCATCATCGTTCTCGGGGACCATGACCAAATCACTGTTTGATGGCGTCAATCAGATACTTGCGGATCCCGTAGAGTATGGTTGGCATGACGTATTCCCGAACGCGACGTATACCGCAAGGGAAAGCACGAACAGTAAGGATCAGACGATCAATATCGGCCGTCCTAAGAGGTTTAAGTCACTGACTTGTAGAGCTATTGGCGCATCGCTGACCGGTAATACGCGCTGCGAGTACCTTTTGTGCGCAGACGACCTTGTTTCCGGTATCGAAGAAGCTCTTAACAAGGAGCGACTTGATAAATTGTGGCAGACCTACAACACGGATCTTGTAACAAGACGTAAGGACGGTTGTAAGGAGCTACACATTTGTACCAGGTGGTCGGTTCATGATCCGGTTGGTCGCCTGATTGATCTTAACCGGAATAATCCGAGAGCGAGGTTCATTGCTGTTCCCGCGTTGGACGAAAATGGTGAGTCCAACTTTGATTACGACGGTGGAGTTGGTTTCAGCAAAGAGTATTTCTTGAATATCAAGCGCAGCATGGACGAGATTTCATACAAGTGCCTGTTTGACAATGAACCGGTTGAGCGCGAAGGCTTGCTTTACCACAATGACGAGATCCGGAGATACCTTGATCTTCCTGTTACGCCGCCTGACGCGATTCTGTCCATTGCTGACACGAAAAACAAGGGAACTGACTTCTTTGCGCAGCCTGTTTTCCTTCAGTACGGTGATGACTACTACATGGTGGACACGATTTGCGATGACAACGCTGACTATGAAGCTCAGTACGCGCGGTCCACGAACATTTTGCTGACCAACAAAGTAGAAGCCTGTTTGTTCGAGTCGAATAACGGTGGCGATCGTGTTGCGCTGGAAGTCAGCAAGAGGGTGAAGTCCGCCGGTGGATACTGCAACATCACGCAGCAGTTCACATCTCAGAACAAGGAGACAAAGATCATTGTTTATGCTCCGTGGGTGAAGGAACACGTTGTTTTCCGTGACGTATCGCTGTACGCACCGAACGATGACTACGGAAGATTCATGGGGATGCTGATGGGTTACACGATTGCCGGAAAGGTGAAGCATGACGATCCACCTGATGTACTGTCGAGTTTCGCCAAATGGAAGAGCAGACCTGAGACACCGCCTACGAGAACAGGGAGAAGGCCGTTTTGAAGAAGAATATACTTGCGCAGTATGTTGATCTTGTTAAGGAGAGGGACGAAGTTCAGCAGAGGATCTACGATGTTGAGCGCCGGATAGAGCGTATCGAAGCAGAAGGCGAGGTTACTGACACTGTTAAAGGCGGCGAAGGCGGCATACAGCACTACAAGATACATGGTTTTCCCAGCCGCGATTATAGTAAGGCCAAAACCTTGCTTATGACCCGCAAAGCATCGCTTCATTCACTTGAAGCAGAGATTGAGCAGATGATTGTCGATGTTCAGTTGTTCATTAACGGCATTGAGAACTCACATGATCGTAGGATTGTGACAATGAGAGTCGTAGACGGGCTGCCGTTCAAGCAGATAGCGCGGAAAATGGGCGGCGGGAACACGGAAGATGGTGTTCGTCAAGCCTATAATCGCATAATTAACCGCAAAAACTGAAAACTTGTCACAAATGTCACAAAAAAGTGTGCTATGAATATGCTGAAAAGAGTAGCGGCAGGGCCTTTGGGCCTTGCCATTTTTTGTAGCCGGAGATCGAGAGATGGCAGATAACACTAACACTAACACAAACGAGAATACCGAGAGTCAAGGTGTCGGAGTGGCGCAGTCCCCGATTTTCACCGGCCGCAAGACGATCTATTGGGACCCGGTTGACGAAGCCAAACTGTCCGATATTGACGTTCTCTATATTGTCGAGCAGACCATGATCGAGCATGAGATCAACCGTGACGAGATGGTGTACCTCAGGAACTACGAGCGCGGAGATCAGCCGATTTTCTACCGCGTGAAGGACATCAGGCCGGAGATAAACACTAAGGTTCTGAGCAACTACGCGAAGATGATTACGGACTTCAACATTGGATACGAGTTTGGGTCCCCAATCATGTTCGTGCAGAGAGCATCGGATGACTTCACGAAAGCGGATCCCAACCAGGACGATAAGCGTGTTTCCACACTCAATGAGATGATGTGGGAGCAGGGCAAGGTCGGCAAGGATATTGAGATGGCGCATGACATCAAGACCACCGGACTTGGGTACATGATGGCGTATCCGAAGCTGGAAGATTCTGAGGATATTGCACCGTTCGATCTGTTGGTCCTTAACCCGCTGAACACATACGTCGTTCGCAAGAATGATGCGTATAAGCGCAAACTGATGGGCGTTACGTACTCATTCAACGAGAGAACGCAGGTCAAGCGTATCACGGCATACACACGCTTCTGGATCTATTCAATCGTAGGCGGCGTGGTTGTCTCGAAGGTTCCGAATATCCTCAAAATTATCCCGATTGTGGAGTTCAGGAACGATGCGAACAAGATGGCTTGCTTTGAAGCTGTCATTCCTTTGATGGACGCGCTGAACATTGCCAACTCCGACCGGGTAAACGACCTTGCGCAGTACGTCCAGGCGATCCTGTGGCTGCACAACTGCGAGATTGACGAGAAACAGCAGCGTGAGCTTCGGGACGGTGGCTTCATTCAGACAACATCAACGGCTGAAGGCAAAGAAGCGAAGGTAACATACGTCACGGCATCGCTGAACCAGGCTGAGACACAGGCGCTTACTGATGATCTTTACAACCGTATGCTTGAGATTGCGGGTGTTCCTGGCCGCGATAGTGCGGCAGGTGGAAACACAGGTGCAGCAATTCTTCTGTCAAATGGCTGGCAGCTTGCGGAGACAAAGGCTAAGACAATGGAGCCTATCTTCTCCGAGTCCGAGATGGAATTGCTCGATGTCATCATCGCTATTCTGAGGAACACATCGGAGATCCCCGAAGAGTTGAAGCAGCTCAAGAGATCAGATGTCCTTGTCAAGTTCAGCAGGAACAAGACATACGACCTTGTAAGCCGTACTTCTGCACTGTCTAACCTTATCAACATCGGCATTGATCCGCACCACGCGATTCCTGCGGTTGACATTTTTGACGACAATCAGCAGGTGGTCCTGGATTCGCTTGAAATGATTAACGCGCTCCTTCTTGCCAAGACGCAGAAGCAGGACAGTTCTGCGGATCCGTCAAATGGCAACGGGACACCGGTTGATGGCGTTAAGGGCGCGAATGACTACAACGCAGAGCAGAACAGAGAGAATGAACCGGCAGAATGAGCCACACTACGCTGAAATTCGATGAATTAAATAGCCTGTCGCGGGACACTTACGAAGAATACTTCGATGAAATGGGTGTCCCCGCAGCGGCGAAAAAGGACCGTGTTCTTGTTGCTATGGCACTTGAGGACGGTTTTCTTGATGTTCTCTCATGGATACAGCTCAAGAAGGATAGGGGAGAGCAGTTCTTCCTTGATTCTATTCCGATGTTTGAGCAAGCATTCCTCGCAGCAGCGATCACACGCATCGATGACGAGTCAATCCGTCAGACGGCTAACGATTTTGCCAATGAAGTCGCGCTGTCAACCTTTAACAACCAGGACAAGCCGTACTTCCTCAGCGTTGATCGAGCTATCAATATGGCAGCTACGGAGAGCAATGCCATCAACGGCTACGGTGAGTTTGTAGACGCTAAAAGCCTTGGCAAGAGAAGCAAGAAATGGAACGCGATCATTGATGGCAATGAGCGCGAGTGGCACAACGAAGCAAACGGCATGGTTGTTCCGATTGATGAACCGTTCGAGGTTGGCGGTGAGCTTATGATGTATCCGCTCGACACATCGCTTGGGGCCGGAGCAGACAACATTGCGAACTGCCGTTGCTGGCTGACGTATGAGTAATGCCTATGGATACACCTATCACGGGAAACAAAATACTGCACCATCTCGATAGAGTTGTGAACTCCGAAAAGCCAATCACGGCTGACGTTTTCCTCAACAACTACTGCAATAACAACTGCCCGTACTGCACCTACCGCAGATGGGAGTTTGACAACGGTTCGCGGTTTATGCCTTATGAGGACTTCGTGAAGTACGCGAAGCGCATGAGGGAGTTGGGGATCCAGGGAATCATTCTTACAG